GGTCACTCGCAAAGAGCAGGCTCTGTTGAAATGTATTTTAGCTCAATTTGGGAAGATGTTTCCCGAGGTGGAAACTTGATCTGCGAAACCAGTACGAAAATCCAGGGAACCGATATATAAGGGGAACGCATTTTATTATTATATTTGATATCAGGTGTTTAATGCATGGCAGCCCCGAGGAAAAAGAGAAATAAAGAAATTCTAAAAAATTCTAAGGTTTTTAAGTGGACGCCTGCACGAAGAAAAGCCGCAGAAATGTTATCGACGGGCTTATATACATTTGAACAAATCCAAACAGAACTCAGAATTACTACACCTACCCTATGGGAATGGAAACTTAATACTATTTTTTTAGACGAAGTTGATAGACTTACATTAGAAATTCGGGCAATCAATAGAGCTGGGCGGATCCGTGAAGCTCTCCATGGGTTGGAAATGAAAAGGCATAATATTTCAGTAGATCGAGACACGTTTTTAGATTATCTGGAGTTTCTGACGAAGATTTCCCCTACCGATACTAAAAGCTCGGATGATAAACTTAAGGCCCTGATTGATGCTATCATGTTGGGTTCGAGGAAATCCTGATATGGCGTTTAAAGCCGGGGAATTTTCCCCTAAACAGAAAGATGTGATGGCCAATTGTGACGAAACACTCAATTTGCTTGAAGGAGCTGTTCGGTCTGGTAAAACGGTATGTTCAATTGTTTCTTTTCTCAAACTCATTGTAACCAATCCATCCGGCAACGTTCTTTTCGTCGGAAAAACCGATCGTACTCTTTATCGAAATATCCTCAGGCCAATTGAAGAAATGATAGGCGCTGATTATTTCAAGTTCCGCCGTGGGACTGGAGAAGGCGAGATTTTTGGCAGGACGTTTGATACAGCCGGTGCAAACGATGAACGAGCTTATACCAAGATTCAAGGGATGACTCTTGCGCTTGCGTATGGCGACGAATTGACATCGTGGCCGGAGTCTTTCTTTCAGATGCTCATATCTCGGTTGTCAGACCCAGGTGCGCGTTTCGTTGGTACGATGAATCCCGAAGGTCCATATCATTGGATGAAAACCAAATTCCTTGAACGAGAACACGAATTATCGTTGGAGTCTTGGCATTTTATCCTTGAGGATAATTATAATTTAGATGCGAAATACGTTGAGAATCTCAAAAAGTTTTACACTGGATTGTATTATAAACGATACATCTTAGGACAGTGGGTGCTTGCAGAAGGAGCTATCTATGATATGTTCTCCGAGGAAAGACATGTTAAAGAAGTATCTCCTGATTTATGGCATGGTATCACCATAAAACACGTATCGGTCGACTATGGTACGTCAAACAAATGTGTGTTTCAGCTCTGGGGAAATAACGGTTATACTCGTTATTTGAAAAAGGAGTATTGTTATGACTCCAAAGAAGCTGGAAGGCAGAAAACGGATAGTGAGTATGCTGATGATCTGATCCAGTTCATGGGCAACGAAGTCATACAATCTATAATCGTTGATCCATCCGCGGCTTCTTTTAAAACTGAACTCGAAAAACGTGGATTATATATTATGGATGCAGATAATGAAGTCCTTGACGGAATAAGGGAAGTTGCGAGCGAGTTAGCACAGGGACATATACAGATTGATCCCACTTGCTCGAATTGTATTAAAGAATTCACTGGATACCTTTGGGATACGCGGGCGAGTGAACGCGGTGAGGACAAACCCATTAAACAGAATGATCACAGCATGGATTCGCTCAGGTATTATACAAAGTCTATACAGTTATACACATACTTAAAGGATCCAAAACCACACGGGTATGTGGGGTATTCATATAACCCGTCTTATAAATCAAATGATCCGTTTGATGACTTCTGAATTCTTTTTCTCAATGCTTATACGCAAAACTGTATATTTCCGGGAAACGTTCATATTATTTTCCGAGATCAATAAATACAAATACAACAAGTTCTTTTTATAATGTACTTCTTGCGAATTTTCAGTTAAACCTTCGGAGCTTGTAATATGAAAATAAGAGTTGTATCCAAAAGAGAGGAAATACCATTCGTAGACCCAAAGGAAATTATAGTCCACCTGGCATTTAGACCGAAAAATGAGGACATCCTGAATTTAGTTAAAGCCTGTCCTAAAATTGAAGCCATCCAAGTGCCCGCCTCCTACATAGGAAGTGTCTCAAAATCAATAAAAGTATTCCTTGACATGGAGAGAATACAGCTTATAGAAGGGACGGTATGGGGTCACCGGACAGACCGATGTGATTCATACACGATTCCGTTGTCACTGACAACACGGATAACAGAAATGAGAGTAGACGGTGTTGTCTCGAAAACGATAGAGGAACGAATAGTACAAGAGTTCAAGATCGATGCTGGGATGGTTGGTTTTATTATGGAATCCTTACCAACGACTCGTCACGGTTCGGTGAAAGAGGAAGGAAGCTCTTATGCTTTAGATATGAGAAGTTCACTAAAATAAGAATTGATTTTTAATATTTTTAATATTTTTCAAAGCGGAATCAGAATACTCTTTTTTTTCATCACTTTCCTCACAAAAAATATTTATATCTTATATCATTCTATAATTAACATAATATTTTTTGATTGGCTATTCAAACTACGGAGCTTACCCCACAATGAAACAGATAACAGTGAACGCTACCGATTCAAAAGGATTACAGACCGAAATTGATAAAAACGGTAGTAATCCGGCTGAATTCATTTTAAAAAACAACATGTTGATCAATTCCCTTGTCCGGTTTTATAATTTTGCGGATTTTAATGGGAACGGGAAAACGCTAACTTTGATGCCGGATGCACCAGTTAGCCCGTTCGGCGAACAAGTACCCATGATTGGGAGCAAAATCGGAACTGGTATAAACGGTCTCAAAATACATGATATTATTTTTGAGGGAAACCGAGACCGTCAGTCTAAAGTACCAACTAACATCAGTCACGCAGGCGGGAATAAAAACTGGGGAATTGGTTATCATAATTTTATAGGTATAGGAAACCTCAAAACGCCGGTTCCTGCGAATTCGTTGAATTGCGACTTCTATAACCTAACCTTTAATAATAATTTGGGCGATGGAATCCGGATTGAAGGTGGGACTAATATTATAGTCCACGATATCAAAGGAAAACGTGGCGGTCATGACATTGTAAATTATGGTCATGTTTCGGGTGGAGAAATCTATAACGTAGATGTTGCTCTGGCTGTTAATGCCGGGGTGCGTGCCAGATCAGCTAAAAATATAAAAATCCATGACTGTAAAATAAACGGCGGTACAGGACTTGCTTATTCTCCCGGTATACAAATCCAGGATCTTTCCTCCGACATTGATATTTACAATAATTATATTTATGGGACTTATGGTCCTGGTATCCAGATTGCATGTTCAGTGCCTAATACTGGTTTGGTTACTGTCCGAAATAATTTAATCGTGTCATGCGGTCATATGCCAGCCAGTAATAAAATAGGCGGGGTTGGTGGAATTGTTTTTGATGGGTTTAAGGTCGACATCAAAAACAATACGATTTCTGAAAGTTTGGGATATGGAATAAAAGTTGGACCTTATGACGTGAGTTCAACCTACAAAAATAACGCCTCCATAAAAAACAATATCATAACTCTTACTAAACCCAGTTTAGCCCCCGGTTTAATGTCAGGCTGTGGAATTGCCGATTTAACTGGTGGACGATACACCGTTTCTGTGGATGGAAATTGCCAATATGGAAACAAAATGAATCATTATAAAGTAAATTATACAAATGGTATATCTGCTGATCCTCTTTTTATTGATCCGAAAAATGGAAATTACCACCTTCGGGCCGGCTCTCCTTGTGTGTCATCCGTCGGGGAAGTTGGTAGGTATTCCGGAACGTCAGAAGTTACGAAAGGTCCATGTCCCGGAGTTACAATCTTCCGTGATTCAGAAGACGATTTGAGAGCTTATGTGAGAGCATTAAGAGACGCTGGGCACATCGAAGCCGGCGATGAAATAGAATTTGTCAATGTATCGGGTGGTTTTGAGGTTAATTGAAATGGGTAATACCTGTGGTATTTGTCAAAAATATAAACAAGACCAGGACTTTTATTTATTCGGGGAATGTGGAAAAACAAAAAAATACGTTTCCCCGCATTATTTTTGTGACTATTTTGAGGAGAAATAAACATGTCAAATCCTTATGAAAACTTAAATTCCGCACTCGCAGTGATCAAATGACCCTTGTCACACTTGACACGGAATTGATCGGCGGCGTGCTTGGAGCGATTATATCAGTAATCGTTGCGGCGTACGGATACCTACAAGCAAAGGGATATATTACAAAATGGAAATCGAAATTATCGATATCCAATGACGTGGCAGAGGAGGTAATAAAACAAAACCACAGCGCACTTGAAAAACTAAGACTATCTGATGACATTCTTCATATTTTACAGCTACATGCGTCTGATGACACGGGATTGATAGACCCTGACAAACTTATAATAGTTTTGGATAACTATAAGAGAATACACGAACTTGTCTCTCTAAAACGTGGGATGACCATGAAAGAGCAAGACGAGGTATGCAGTATCGTATTCAAAATTCTAGGAGATCATACAGAGTTCAAGGGAAATGAACCGGGTCAACGACCCCATACCCCAAAAATCGGGTAATGAGACTTCAGGAGCTAGAATATGGATTTTGAAGAACTAAATCAATGGATAACATTTTTCATAGGAATAGGTGTCGCTCTGGCGACCGCCTATGGAACAATGAAAGCGCAAGGAAAGATAACGTATCCCGCTGCTTGGGTTGAAGCTGGGAAAGCCCAGATCGCAGCCGATGGCGAGAAAATAAAGGACCTTACAGCGGGTTGCGAGATTGCACAGTATGCCGTAAAAGTAACTAATAATATATCACCTCAGGAACTTGAAGTAATTCTTACGGCAGCTCGCAAATACAGTGTAGATGGACTTACAGCCCAGGAAGCCCAGGAATTGGGTATAAAGCTAGTCGAAGCTGCAAAAAACAAATGAAAGAATGTAAATGGAGCTCATCGAATGAAAAATATCATAGTATTACCCGGTCAATCCATTAATAATGCGATTACATCGGCGCAGTCAGGCGATACTGTTTCTCTTGGTTCTGGGACTTATCAACTATCGTCTGAAAAAGTCATAATGAAAAGCGGCATCCACCTGACGGGGGAAAGCGTCACTGACACTTTTATCAGAGCAGGACCAAACACAGGCGGTTCCGTTTCCGGCCAAACGTCCGATGGATGGATATACTGTATTGGACTGAACGATATCGAGATAAGCAATCTCACGTTCACAAGCACTGCAAGCGGAACAAATGATGGAGGTAGGGGCGAGACTCGAAACTGTATTCTCTTGAAGGGATGCAGTAACGTCAAAATCCACGACAACAAAGTAATTAGGTATGTTTACAATGACTTTGTGAAATGTCACTCTGGAAACAATGTCCAAGTTTACAACAACTCCGGGCAATGCGGACATGATTTTGTAGAGTTTCTTACTGGAACGAAGAACAGCCGGGCCTATGGTAACAATATCATCGTCCAAACAAATACAGGTATCAGATGTGATGGAGCTTCAAATATTGAACTAGATCACAATACACTGACTGGTGCTGGTGGTACGGGGTGGTGTCTGTTTGAGATGGAGAGTGCGCTCTCGAATATTAATATCCACCATAACATTTGCCACGATTATAGGGGTTCATCCGGTAGTTATGTAGTTGCGCCGGTGCATGTATCTGGGTCTGTTAGTGTCCATGATAATATAATTTGGAATTGCGGATCGATTGCATACGGCACAATTACGAACAATACTATCAATCCAACGGATCGAAATATTGCCAATTGGGTAGCAAAAGGGTATGGTGCTGGATCGTTAGGGAGTATTGAGCCTCCTGTAGTAATACCCGTTGAACCTCCGGTAGTGCCTCCAGTTGTGCCCAAACCAGCTATAGTAACGGTTACATTCAGCGGTACGGGACCATTTGTATGTGCAGCGATAGGGAAGATCGCGAACAATGATCAGGTTATAATAAACAAGGCACTTATTTACGCAAAAGAGAATAATTGTTTAGAAGTCCGATTAAACGGGCCTCATTCATATTATATAAGTTCGGGAATTATAAAACCAGATGGGGTGATGTTGTCCGGAGTTAAAGGCGCTCAGATAATTTGGAACTTCTGAAATGTAAACTATATCTAGGTGCAATGAATAAAAATAAAGAGTTTATTATTATCCCAGTAACAAAACAAAGGAGCTTGGAAAAATGATGGATTTGATAGGACTTGCTGTAACTTTTCTAATATTGGCACTAGTTGCATATATATTGGGCGCTAGGGGATTTGCAGGTTTCTCTGTGGAAATTGCGAGGTGGCTTGTCATAATCTTTGTTATACTTGCAATCCTCACGTTTTTCATCAGGTGATATTTCTATGACCGCAAAACATACCTTCGGTTGGCTTCCGGATTTACCGGACGCAAGAGACTACATCTTCAAAACGGCTCGTATTGTTTCCTTACCTTCGTCTGTTGATCTGAGACGAGGATGCAGTGCAATTGAGGATCAAGGCAATCTCGGATCTTGCACTAGCCAAGCAGTAGTGGGCGCCTTAGAATTCCTTGAACTCAAAGATGGAGTTACATTCTTTGATTTATCAAGGTTGTTTGTCTATTATAACACCCGTATCCTAGAACGAACTGTTAAATATGACTCGGGCGCCTCGTTAAGAAACACTGTGAAAGCAGTTGCGAAACAAGGTGTATGCACTGAAGTAATATACCCTTACATTGAAAAGAAATATAAATTAAAACCTGGTCCGGAATGTTATACTGATGGACTCAAACGAAGGGTCCTTGAGTATTCCAGGTTGCTCACTCTTCAAGACATGAAAGTTTCTCTTGCTGAAGGTTTTCCTTTTGTATGCGGAATCTCTCTCTATGAATCATTTGAATCTGAGAAAGTGGCAGAAACCGGGACTGTTAATATGCCCACTCGGAGAGAATCGATGATAGGCGGTCATGCGATTATGGTTTGTGGGTATGATGATAAAACGAGTCGATTTATTGTCCGCAATTCATGGGGGACAGATTTTGGTATGGATGGGTACTTTACAATTCTATATAAATATATAACAACTTTAGGAGATGACTTTTGGCAGATAAAAAGAGGGAGTCAACTATCTCAAGTAAAAGTATCGGGACTAGCTTTCTCCTCAAAATGATTAAAGTAATTAATTAAATTGATTTCTTTTTTTAATCCAAATCGTGTATCTCGTCGTGTTTGCGTTTCCTATCACGCGGCGGGCGTAACAAATGTATTTATACGTACCGGTGTTATTTAATGGCGTGTTACGGAAACTCAACAGTCACGTTATTTCATCGTTTGTTTTCTTTATACTGCTCACCGGAGTGGCTAATGCTGCCACCCTTACCGTAAGTCCGGCGGGTGTCGGTAATGATGAGAACGGAATTAACGATGCGATTAACATGGCTCAGCCTGGTGACACCGTTTTACTGAAGTCTGGCACATATCAACTAACTGAACGAATCACTATGAAAAGTGGTATCCACTTACGGGGTGAAAGTGCCACTAACACTATTCTCAGAGCTGGACCGAATACCGGGGGGTCCGTCTCTGGTAAAACCACCGATGGGTGGATATACTGTATTGGACTGAACGATATCGAGATAAGCAATATTGCCTTCACGAGTTCAGCAAGCAGTACAAAGGACGGCGGTCTAGGAGAGACTCGAAACTGTATTCTCCTTAGGGGATGTACAAATGTCAAAATCCACGACAACGAAGTCATTAAGTATGTTTACAATGACTTTGTAAAGTGCCACGCCGGGGATAATATACAAGTGTACGATAATTCCGGGCAGTGTGGGCATGATTTCGTAGAGTTTCTTTCAGAAACGAAAAACAGTCGGGCCTATGGTAACAATATCGTCGTTCAGACCAACACCGGTATCAGGTGCGACGGAGCTTCGAACATCGAACTCGATCACAATACCCTTACGGGCGCGGGCGGGACTGGCTGGTGCCTCATGGAGATGGAAAACTCACTCTCAAATATAAACATACATCACAATATAATGCATGACTACCATGGGTCATCCAATAGTTATGCTGTTGCTCCGGTGACCGTTTCTGGTTCAGTTAGTGTCAATAATAATGTTCTGTGGAATGTCGGATCAATCGCTTATGGCACAACTAAGGATAATAATATCGACCCATCAGACCGCAGTATTTCATCATGGGTAGCAAAAGGATATGGCGCGGGATCATCCGGTACTGTAGCCCCATCACTCATACCTCCTGCTGTACCGCAAGTTGTGACCACACCACCCATAGTAACTACTCCCTCGCCCGAGCTCGCTGGCGGTACAATGGTTTATCCAACTGGTTCAAAATCAGATCAAACGGTAATAAATAACGCGCTTGAAGGGAGGGGGAAAGTATACCTGAACGCGGGAACTTATACAATTGATAATACGATTGTTATAGGGTCGAATACAATCTTAACAGGTTCGCCGGACGCCGTTATTTTAGTTTCCCCCTCATCTTCTCAATGGTTTACAGGTTCAGTAGGTATTATTTCCTCTAAAGAATCAATCAAAAATGTTGAGATTTCAGGTTTTAAGATCAATGGAAATCTTGGCAATCTTCCTGCAGGTTATGCAAATTCACCAGGTCATGATAAGGACTGCGAACGTGGTATATTCATCGGTGGCTACTCAAATGACTATGCCGATAATATCAAAATACATGATATGCAGGTATATGATTGTTTTTCTGACGGAATTAATATAAGGTTTGCAAAGAACGTAGCAGTTTATAATAATTTTATTTCAAATACGCAACACGAGGGTATATTTTGGTCGGTTGTTGTAGGTGGAGAAATCTATAATAATAAAATTGCAGGAATAACAAGCGATTGCATAAGGCTTGATAACTCAATTAACTGTAAAGTTTATGACAATGTGTTATTCTCATACGATGGCGATAATACAAACGGAGCGTATAAACATGGTGAAAATGGCATGCAAGTAGGTAATGCGGGTTCTTCTCATGGTTACGACGCATCGAAAAAACCAACCGTAACAACCAATATTGAGATATCAAATAATACCTTTGCCAACAATGGTTTAAAAGCCATCATGCTAGGCTCGGGCTCGGGCAATAATGTTTTTGTTCATGATAATAAATTCATAGGTGTTGCTGAACTCAAAACAATGGGTATTCCAGTTGTTGGAAATACTGTTGAAAATGTTTCGGTTGAGAATCCACCGACAAAAGAAATGTCAGAGAAGATCTTCGGATCTATCTTTGATATTCTGAACATCAATTTCCAGGATTCAGCCATCACTAACCAGCCCGATGACCAGATACAGTATTCTGTGCAGAAAACAACTTCCGGAAACATAGCTGGCGGGGTAAAGATCGTCGGTTTTAGAAACACGATCGTGATTGACAATACAACCTACATGCAGAACACAAACTCAACCATTACGAAATCAGAAGCAGTCATTGCCCAGCCCCTTGACTTTTGGAATCAGGGTAATGATAAAGTAGAGAAGACCGTAGACGTTAATGTAGAGAATGGGACCGCAACAGCTATACTAACTGTAAAAGTGAGGCACTATAAGACATCTTTCTCAAAGCAGACGAATAAAATGAAAGGGTCTTATTCAACCTCAACTGCAACCTTTACCGATACTGCAAAGGCCCCGAGCGTCTATCCTGCGCCGGGGAACATCTCCGGTATGATAAACGTTTATCCTACATATTTCGAAGTATATGTGCCTCAGACGGGGCTTGTAAAGATCGAGTATGCGTATGGCAACAATACTACCGAACATCGTTTCCTTGCTGGTGAGCGAACAAATAAGGACGGTATAGACTATACGGTGTACTCTAAGATGGAGGACTGGACTGCTGGGCTTGGTCACGTCGGGGACTGGGCCAGGGTATACGGTAAGTTCGACAACAGCAAATTAAATGTAACTGCTAGTACCCCCTACGAGGATATCCACATATCAAGTTTCAAGATCAAAAATAATGGCGAGATCGCGGAACCTATTGCTTTCTGGTTTTATCCGACAATATGTTTTCTAGTTGCTTTATATTTACTCGGAAGGTACTTTTGGCGTAGGATTTGGTACTAATTCGCCCCCGCCCGTTTCTCTTTTGCCGTGGTTTTGTTTCGCTTGTCCCGTTGATGTCAAATATGGCGGGTGGTAACTCCACAACCTATTTATACAACTGCTGTGTGATATAGCAGTAGCAAATACAACATAACCTCAACATAAACTCAATGGGGGTTTTAAAACATGATGATGAAACAAATAATCAAGACAGCAAAACAAACTATCCTTACAGTATTATCGACAACCTTGCTAGCGACGCCAACGTTGGCGGCAATTGATTACGGAAAGTTCTTCAACCCTGAACAGGCAGTGGGGAAGGTCGCAAGCTCTCCAATTGGGGCGGCCCTTGTAAGCATCCTCGAGCTTGTCGTGGGTATAGTCGTTATTGGAGGAGTACTAGCCCTCATTGTATCCTTCTTAAAATTCATATTTGGGCTCAAGACCGGATCTGGTGACTCCGCCTCTGATGGGTATAAGGGGATGGGTAGTATAGCCCTCGGTGGTCTCATCCTTGTGATCTGTATTTCGATGTTTTTTTATTTCCTCGAATACAAACCCACACCTTGAGGTAGAGGCATGAAACACTCTACACTCGCCCTTTTTTTATTCATCTTGTTGATCTGTCAGCCGACAATGGTTCATACTGCCAACGCTGGCGCACTTGATAACGGAATAGACATGGTCGCGCAGGGAATAGGAAAATATGCACAGCTAAAGGCAGAAGAGATGTTGAGTGGAAATTTCGGTGTTACATTTGCGAATACCAGCGAGATGGAAAATTATGCCCCCTCTCAGAAATTAGTTTATATGGTTGCGACAGCCTCACAAAATCCATTTGAGCTGGAATGGGTTCAACATACATTCGCTACTGAACTGGTTTGGTATATAATAATAGGAGTGCTGATAATCGTAATCATAGGAGGGCTAAATATTATACAGAAAGCCTTCCCAGAGGAGATGTCCGGCACTTATCAGATGTTTACAGGGCATGAGGGCTTTTTCGATTATACAGCAACTCTGAAAACGACTCTGAAACTGGGTATAATGCCACTATTGGCACTACCAATAATTGAGGCACTACTTACGTTGGAACAGGTAATATCATCGGGCCTGACCATGGAGTCACTGCAGTTCATTAATACCCCATCAACTAGTACAGGTGGGATCTGGATGTTTGAGGCGCTAGCATATGCTTGCTGCGGCTGGCTGTTCGGTATCCGGATTGAATACATAAACATGTTCGCAGCACACATCCTGATAATAATTCTCCTGCTCTGTATTTCATGGTCATTTTCGAAGTATCTGGGTGAGATGTTAATTGCTTGGTTCATATCAGCACTGGCAATGCGCCCTATACTGCTTTGGCTCTCTGCGTGGGCGGTCGAGAACATCGCTAGGCAGCCGAATGAGATGATGAAAATTGTTGTAACCAATGGTGTTATGACAGTAGTTGTAATCGGATCTTTTATAATCGCACTTGTCCTGGTGCTTTGGCCTGTTGTTATGTTGGTCATCAAAGTGATTTCTGATTACCTACTCGGAACGGGATATAAAATAATTAAAATCTCAAATCAACTGAAAATGATAAGGGGGAAATAAACAATGTCGACCGCTGCCACGTCAGGGAATCGAAACTTTGACCCAACAGTACTAGGGCTACATCAAAATCAACAATTTTTATTATTTATTCTTATATTCCCGCTTATGGGATGTTTCGTGCTTAGCATATTTACACTCGGGTCTCATCTTGGCGTTTATGTATCAATCGGCTTCGGCTTTCTTGAACTGTTGTTTTTCCTAGCCGTAGGAAGAAACACCGCCTCCCTATATCATTTTGAAAGAAACTTGAGGTTTATGTGGTCAGTGCATCTGGGAACCGACTACATAAATAAATATGGGCATCACGGGATACAGAAGGCTCGAAGCCTGACTCACATAAAAAAAGTTCATAAAGGTGGCTATATTGAGTACTTTTTTGACCGGGACAGACCACACAATTGGGGCGGAATAATCCACCTAAATACTTTCACCCCCGATGATCTTGAGGCTTTCAAAGCCAACGTGGAAAGGATGTGCGTTGGCCTTCCGGATCATTCGATAATAAAAACCACGCTGAAAGTGAGATCTGATCTGACAGATCACGCCGAGTCCATCAGAAAGGAGCTTGGTAAGGAGGGTCTGCCTCAAATCATCCGTGAATCAATGGACGAACACCGTATCATGTGCGAACTCGCTAACGAGAAATCCTACGAGAATCATATGCTAGTGTTACTCTCATACAATGCGTCCCCCGAAGGCGCAATGCATAAATTAGATATCATGATTCAGACAATTACCGAAATATTGGAAGGTATGAAAATCGGGTGCACGAGACTGGAAACTCCAGAAGCAATTGAAGATATGTTCTATGGTGATATTACTTTTAACGTACATGGATTAAGGAGACTTTAACATGGCAAACCAACAATATAGATCACACACAACACAGAACCTAGACACCGAGGGTATCTTAATCGGATACGCGACGCGTGATGAAAACGCAGGAACTCCAATATTTTTGAATCTTGACGACTCTAAATATCGGAGTAAGCATCTGGCCATATTCGGTGGCAGTGGATCAGGCATGGATTGAGGAGACAAAAAACATGGCACAACCGTCATACAAACAACACACCGACGATCGTAGATTAAGAACACATATGACACGCAAGGTAAGCAACGCCGTAAAAGGGATAGTGTTCCGTTCAAAAATATGGTGGGAGACTTTCAGAGATTTTGAATACGAGAGACTCTTAGAGGCAGAGGCTGCTTTCCTGGCTTGCCCCTCCTCTATTGAGTCAACGGATAACGGCAACTTCTTGAGAATAAATGGGACTCGCCTGTCCCAATTATTTTATATTGCGTCACCGTCTAAAATCGACCCTGCCGAAAGTGGAATACGGAAAAATGCTGATCCATTTGTCCTTGACAAGATCATGGAAGTTACGGACGACAAGAATATAGATCTGACCCTGACTCAAGTAATCTATAAGATGTCAAGTTTGGAAGGGAGTCAGGAAACTGACCGTGAACTCTCAAAAATGGATTGGATTAAAGACACTGAGGTTAAAACATCAGGCAGGTACTCGCGGAGAATAGATCACTATACCGCAGACATCGAGGAGTTTAGTAAGCAATCGTATGACGGTACGCACAGACAAGTTAAACAACTTCTCATCGCCCGAGTAGACGGTGACGACGAGCAGAAAGTTGAATTCCACAGTACTCACCTACAGATGATACTTCGTGGACATGGGGTCCTTACCGAAGTTCCGAAGGGTGGTCAGCTTGAAGCACTGAGGTCAAGCCTGATGTCGAATGATATCGTCAAGGGCGCTGTCCTTAAAACAATGTCCGATGTAGCAGCTGCGATGTGGCCAGGAAGAAACCCAATGCAGAGCCTAGACACCGAGGGTATCCTAATCGGATATGCGAAGCATGGTGAAAACGCAGGAACTCCTATCTTTTGGAATCCTGACGATTCTAAATATATGAGTAAGCATCTTGCCATATTCGGCGGCAGTGGATCAGGGAAAAGCACGCTACAACTTTACATTGATTACAACGCCGTGCTTGCAGGCTGTGACTTTATACATATATTCCCTAAAGAAGACATGGGAACTTCCGCCCTCCGGATGATAGAGGCCATTGATGGGCAATTAATAAAGATTGGGGAGAATGGACAGAACTTCAACCCACTCATGGTCAGTTATAATCCCGAAACACATGGGAAGGAAATCATGGACCGAAAAAAAGCGTATATTAGACACAAAGAATCTGTTGCGAACTTCGTTAATATCATCATTGGCGAATCATTTTCATCCTCAATGTCCGGGGTCTTCAAGAGATCCCTCTCCGACCTGTACGAGAAGGCGGGGTTTGTGGATAAGAACGCAACCCCGATCAACGTTGAGCAGTGGGATGACGGTAAAAAATGGCCGTCACTTGGCGATCTCGTGGACAAATGGGAAGTATGGGTTACAGACGACGCTAAGAAAAAAGACAGGACTACCCTTAAGGCCTTGATTAACCACTTGACCGATATCAAGCAAGGAGAGTCCCTTAACTGGTTAGATAACCACGAGTCATTTAATCCATCTGGGCGTTTTATCTGTATCGACGTCTCCGACCTGAAAGATAATAAGAGATATCAGGATGCAGTAACCGTCCTGCTGGTGGACATTATTAACACTCGGCTAAAATCACCCAATATGGAGGCTCACCGGAAGAAGAACCGAACGATTGTTATGCTCGATGAAGGAGCTAATCTCCTCGAAAATCCTGGTATGGAGAGGTATATCAAACGTTGGTTCAGGGAAGCAAGGGCCGGAAAGTGTAGTATCATTCTGGATAATCAGGATACACTCGGCGTAAAACACATCCTGCCGATCTTGAAGTCAAACACCGATGCAACCATATTCATGTGTAATATGTCCTCTGAAAACATTTCTGAATTTGAAAAAGATTATCATTTTTCGGTGAAAGATAAAAACTATCTAATGGAACCCCCAGATGGAGATATTCGGAAGTTTCTGTTTGTGATGAATGGATTTAAGATCAAAGGTAGGGTCATCCTGAGTAATACACAGTCCAAAGTTTTCTTTGACCAGGATATCGAAATACCACTATCAGGCGAGAGCTATATGAAATGCGGGTATGAGCTATTAGACGGGCTCGAGTGGATCAGAGACAAAGGTATAATGTCAGATGATTGGATCTCTGGGATGAGGGACTCAGACATACCAGGGTGGACTAGAGTAACAAGGTTAACTCCTCCTGTGGTTGGCATGTCGAAGGTAATTTGGTTTAGAAACGATATCGCAAAATCAAGTAAGATCAGTGGAGAATCGCCCGACCACTATGCGACCTGTTATCTGCTTGCAGGAGAATTAATCAGGATCGGTTGCACGAACGTATGTGTTAATAATTGGGGTGGCCAGGGCAAAGAAGATGCAGATGTTACCTGTGTTACTCCGGATGGACGACGGCTATGGATTGAATATGAGCATCCGAACTCCCATAGAGAGTTAAAGATAGCAGATAAGAAGACTAAACAAATGCGATTCTGTGACGTGTGGCGCTGTATCTGCCAACAAAAGAACGAGCCGGTAGTCAAAAAGGCCGTTGGAGACGACTTTTATATGGTCAGAGGAGATGCAGTCAAAAACTTCCTCATCTCGCTCTCTTCCTCTAATCAGATGAGATATGAGGGAGCGAGCCAGCCAACAGAGGCCTAAACCCCCTCCTTTTTTGGGGACACTAGTATAAGTGAAGTATAGTTGTAGAATAGCTCTATTTTTTTCATTGTTTTTCGGTCAGCCGTGGGTGCTATGTAGTTTTTCAATACAGCGTGCAGTATGCGTGCGAAACCTATATAAGATTACACCACACTTAAGAAGAAGGTGATTTTCATCAAACGTATTGTAAAATATGACGATTCAACCGCTTTTGGTAAATTTTACGTTTTGGATCTCGATGTGTGGGCAGAAACCGAACACCACATAACAAGTGACACACGTTTGGGCATCGGCAGAGACACCGCCGGAGCAGAAACGGCAATTTTTATTCAAGTCGGGCAAGATGGCGAGACTTTTAAAGTACCTGACGAAAACGGAAGAGAGTTCCTGTTTTTTAATCGTCGGGATTGGATCGAATTGAGAAAAACAAAAGGGGCTGATAAATATAAGCCAATGTTTGTAAGTGAAAACGGGACCATTTGGATTGGAAAAAGTTTCAAAGGTTGTAACTTCCGTGTATTTACGAAACTGGAGGGAGTCGAATGAACATAATTGATTCGGTAAAACGAGGAAAGATAACACACATGACCATAATCACAGTGCTGGCGATCCTCACGATTGGAGTAGCCACGGCGGTTTATAGTAACGACCCTGCGTTTCTCAATCGCCACGCAGAAACTCAAATCGTGGATGAAAATCCTTTGATGACAACGTTATCCTCCGACGAACAAGATACACTATTCCGAGATCAGCGACTGGATGAAGCACAGGGTGTCGATAACATTGTAAATAACGTGTTAAGTGGAGCAGTAAAGCCGGGAAATGGAATTGATAGACTTGTCATGATCAGACTTTATGCAAGAAGTGACATTGACCTTTCACCCGAGGACACTGTAACTAACCTCAGATATATCGATTTCGTGATGTCTTCCCAGGACGTTATTAACTCTTATATGTATAAAACCGGAAACGTTGACGAGATGCGAGTCTTAACCAAAGAAAAAAGAGATAAAATTTAATTAGTGTGGGTGGCGGAAATAATGGAACCAGACGGTATTGTAGTGATTCCTATATATTGTAAAGCTTTTGAGATATTTGAAAATGATAAAGATAAACGAGCAACCGAATATGATATTCTTATATCCGACGGATGTTTAGAAACTTGTCCGAAATGTAATTCAACAGATATTAAAAAGCGGGAAATCCGAGCACAGTATTCTAGTAATCCTAAGGATATTAAAATTAATCAATACGTAGTATGTTTATCCTGCGCATTAAGATGGTATGAATCAGGGGTAATTCCAGAAACATCAGAACCAGATGAAATTCCAAAAAAAAACAAAGAAAACCTCTAAAGACGCTAACACAGTTTCCATTTCGGATAACAATGGATATAGAAATGAGGTCAATGGATGAATATTTTATATTTTGCAAGCTACATCGGAAATCGGTTGTAAATTTGGAATGGTTCGTTGGTTCCTATTATAAACCAAAAGGGCAGATTACAATAACTCAAACAGCGCAGGATCTATCAAGTGCTAAATGTAGAGCTGAAGAATTAATTTCTCAGTATTTTGGCATAACCGATAAAAAAAAGCAAGGAGTGTTGAAAAATGACGGAATATGATGCCGATTTCTTAGAAAAACTAAGAAAATTATGTTTAGAATTTGATGTGAAATGTGACAATTGGCCAGACCATGAGTTAGAAGGCTACGCATTGTTTGAATATGCAAGAAACCCGGTTGATTATCCTGCTGAAAAGTGGAATGATATTGATGGTCAGAGAGACGATACTGGATACCTCAGAGAATGGTGCAATTTGACAGGACGGAATGGTAATTGAGGTCACTCTATTGACTCCCACAGTCCCGATATTATAAATTTCGCCGATTGTGACATTGAAAATAACTTCACTAATACTAATTTCAGTTTCATTGAAAATTACTTTGTTCATAGTATACGTACCAGCTCCAGTTTCAACCTGAAAATTTCCATCCACACCGGATGTAGTAGTTACGATGTTTCCGTCTGCATCGACGAATGGGATCCGTACTCCTTCAAGGACTTCTCCGGTGTCTGGATTGATGATTGTTCCCGAGATTCCGGTTAGTTGTGTGGGCTGTGGGATTTGCCCGAGTGATATCAACTAATCAAACTTATTTCCACCGTTTTTTCCCTTTGAAATATGTAGATATGGCGTATACATACGGGAAATGCAGCCAGAATTTCAATTTCTCGATCCTGCTTTTCTGGTCATAGTCCAACCAGGCAATAGAATCTTTGATAAAACGAATAAATTTCATTTTCGAGCTCCTGATGGTTTTAAATTTTAATTTTTGGTTTTTCATATCCCCTTTCTTTTTCTGTATAGTCTGGAGACCAGTTGTCTTTTACTATATAACACGACATATAGCACCTGCAATTTATTTCCCCCAAACTTGGAAATTCTTTGATTTTATATACTCTGTGATTTCTCTCAACGTGTTTAGGGCGAACTCTGCTGTCTTCCATCGTATGCCATTGTACCATTTCAAGTTTGCCATAAGTCCATAACTTTCTTGTAGCCTCGTCTTGCTGTACCCTCGTTTCACAGAACGCAGCGTTTTTAGCCCTTACATTTTTACCAAACGATTCTATCTTTCCTAATTCCTCTTTTATTTTTGCAGACGACCAACTTTCAGTTTTTGATTTATCAAAGATCTCTTTTAACTGTATTTTGGTTTTGGTGGTTAGATCATTTAGCCATGGATTAAAGGACTTGATATCATCCTCGACCACCATGGAACCACCTTTTTCTTTCAGCATCTTCTCGTAACTCTTCACTGCTGCGCTGGACCACTTGACCATTGTGGATAGTTTAATAGATACCGGCTTTAATTTGGCAGCACTACGCGCCTTATTCAAATCACCTAGAGCCGTTATCGAACTCGCAATCCGGACGGATAGAGCAGAATGGATCAGTGATGCAATATATACGGCTACAAGGACGGCTACAGCTTCATCAATATTTGAGTTATCTTCGGTTTGCACTTCATTCGGGGTCATGCAGGCGACCACCTGCTAAACATCAGATAGACAATGAGTATCAGTAGAACTATTAAAACAATGTCAAACGTGTCTGGGAATCCCATTACAATCCCTTCTCAACTGCTTTAATAAGATCTTCCCATCCCCCGCTTAACTCACTTTCTAATTTCTGAACTGATTCATCAAACGACGGTGGTTCCCCCTGATTTTGTTTGACATCTTGCTGGACTTCTTCTTCTGTCATTTGTTTGTCTTGTGGGTTCGGGTTAGGCTCTGGCAGTTGTGGAGTTACTGGAGTTACTGAAAAAGTACTGGGTTGAATAACGTTAGATCTCAAAGTCTCAAACTTCTCTTTTGCCTTCAATAAATATTCAATGTCAGCATTTTCCAACCCGAAATATTCTCTTATTTCGTCAGGATCAGCAAGTACAACACCATTTACAGCAAAGGCATCAATCAGTTTTGAACCTTTTTGAAAATCCAGGTCTTGGTTTTTCAGTTTCAATCCTATGATATTAACATCCGAACGAAGATCCGTATACCCATTCCATGCCAGCATATCATTTATCATTGTATCAAGATACTCTTTTATGGGGCGCTGAAGACCGGCGATAAAAGATTGCAGTAGTTCATTTTCTCCAGCAGTTGACCCACCGAGTTTATTTTCACCACCCGTCGATAAAAAGTCAGCCGGTGAATACGTTTCTAATATCCATTTTCGCCAATCTTCCATGGTTTTTAGAGTGTTTCCTGACGCAGTGCCTTCAACTTCGACCGGTTCTACATTATACGGTAGTCCGAAAAACTGATTTCTGGAGACTGATTTGAGAACACTTTGTATATATTGCCACACGTTTTGAGTATTGTCTGGCATTAAATTATTTTTATCAGTATGCCTCAAAAACCAAATGTTTTCACGGTTTATATTTTGTTTTAATGCGAGTCTTCCAAATTCATAATCGGGAAGTTGTTTATAAACCGGTGTTAAAAGAGGTATCCCGTCAATATAAGCTGTGTTTTTTGGGGATTTTATATGTTCACAGTTTATAATTTCTTCGGGGATACCTATTATATTATTATATTGATAAAAATGAGTGCTCCCGTCTTGAAATCTGACAATACCTTTGAGGTATTTACCGTATGCATTATACGGAGAAGTTACAAATGGCATTTTTGTGAATGTCTCACAGGGCAAAACTCGCAACTCTGTAATAACATACTGGCCGTCTGCATTCTGCCCAATGCCCTTTGACTGTATGAAGTCCCCCCACTCGAACCACTCGTGAAGCATGCTTGAGATATGATTAAACATTGCGAGAGGGCTGAAAACTTCCCTTACCCATTCGGCTACGTCTTCTCTAGCTCCACCTTTCTGGTCAGCAATATTATAAACAATCTTTTCTAAGACCATATTTGTAATATTGTCCTTAATTTTGTCCGAGAGTGGATGATCTTTAAATTTTTCGATTTCTTCAATTGTTAGTTTTTCATCATCCCATCGGTTTTCCTGGTCGAAATAATCATACATGTAATTCTGCCCTTCGGCTTTAGTATTATTTGGGATAGTTTCAGCCGGAGGGGTCTTTTTGCCAAAGCTCCAAAGTTTCATGTAATTTTAATATGGCTTACGCTATATAAAAAAGTTATACCGTTTTCTCTTTCAAACTCTTGTTTTCTTTATATGCAGCCAGCAGAATTAATATACACTCATCGGGGGAAATGTCCAAATCTAATTTCAGGTGTCCAAATGCAGTTAAAGTTGATCTACTTTTAAGCCAAATAGCGGGACGTTTTTTATTCTTAGCTCCGGTTTCCATGATTATTGGTATGGTTTTAACTAATTAAAACGTTTCTATCATGCCGGCATTTGTATAATTGATAGAAAATCTATCAAAACCGTTATCGGTAGGCGCGTTTTACATACTAAACTTTATATATTCATAGTGCTTTTATTAAATTGATTATTTTTCCGTAAACACAGGAGCTTACTATATAGTGGATTTGCAAAACCCTGATATCCCACAGATCAGTCAACACGATCTAATTTTAGGCGGGGTTGAGTGGTTACAGAATAAAGACGGGAAACAACACTATTACCCGCGTAGTGTCTTCGAGAAGCGACTCTCGACTTTCGACGATCTGAAAATCATTTATGCCAAGAAACATCCACCCCAGGGACTGTATGGTAAAAACATTGAAGACGTCCTGAAGGCAATAGACGGGAAAGTCGTAGGTTATACTAAAAATTCTATCCTGAATAATACAGGCAGTGACTTCCTAAAAACAACTGGATACATCACCGATCCAGAAACCGAACAGAAGATCAAAAAACGTGAACTTATGATTTCATCAGGGTTCCGATATAAAGCCCCTGACGTCGGTTATTTGGAGGATGTCATAGGCGATCATGTTCTTTTTTATGATAAAGCCAGTGGGATACCGCAAGGCGATCCTAAGGCCCTAATCCTTAATCAGGGTTCTCCTGATGATGAATGTATAGGCTATCTAGCCGGAAACTTTGGAGCTTGTAAAATGACAGATGAACCAAAGAGCGAACTTGCTGAACTAGTCACTCTCATTAAAAATAATATGGGAGAGGCTAACGAAAAGTTCCTCATTCAGGAAACTGAAAAACTAAAACTGAATGCGGATATCGCGGCTGTAAATGACAAAATGAGCCAAATGCAGACTGCGATCGATGAAAGAGACGCGAAGATTACAGAACTACAGACAATAATAGATGATATGAAAAAGAATGCAAGTCAGGACAAAACAAATCGCATCAAAGGTAACCAGGACGCGTGGTGGAACAATCTTATAAAACCCGTTCAGGAAAAATTCCTTGCGAGAAAGGAAGAAAGCAATGATGATGAATTAAAGTGGAAACTGAATCAAGACATCGATGCTTTCATTGCAAATATTCCGAAGCCTGAACTTAAAAACGCAGAGGGCGCCACTGAAATTAAAGGCAACACGAGCGACGAAAACTCATACGACTCAATAAATGCTGAATTCAAGGCAAAAATGGGGATGTCTTAAATGGTAATTTCAACAATAGCCGGACAATTCGGCAGAGTCGAACAGATCAGCTGCATTCTCTACGAAGGGAATATCACTGTTCCGACTTCTGGGTATGACACTTTCGGACCAACTCCAACGGTGGCATCTGAAATTATCCAGGGAGAATGGGTATCAATCTCAACTGATACCGCAAATACATATTCTGCTACTGGCGGCCTTCCGGTAGTTACAAAAATTGCAAATGGTAGCGCAATCATTGTCGGGCAGATCATTGATACCCCTCGTTGGGTGAAGTACGCACCATCATCTCAGACAACATGGTCTACAATGCTTTCTGGTAGCTATTATAGAGTAGCAACCGTTGCGGTTTTCCCGATGAATGTTTACCAGGCAACCCTGAAATGTGCCAATGCTGCAGCTGTAACCCCTGGGACTCTCGGAGTCCTGAAAGCCGATGTATCCGAAATGAATGGGACTCGCGGGCTTACCGTTAACGATGTTGCAAGTGGTGGAGGGAATAACATATTCAGTTTCCATTACGCAGCACAGGACTCTGGGCTTGGAAGCTATTCCATCCTGGTTGGGGTAACCGGATCACTCACCGGAGCAACTTAAGGAGGGTTGAAAAATGCCACAAGTATCTGGACCAAATGAGAAATTTCTCACAAAAGAATTCGTAATCCCTAAAATATATGAGATTATGAATCCCCTGCTTTCCTTTGTCGACATGTTCCCAAAGGTGCAGGCCACCGCTCGTACTATTGCTTATAGACAGGAATCCACAACTGATTCTGAAGATTTACTAAAGCAGTATCCTAGAACCCTCACATCCTCCAGTCAGTTCGCCTATGTTTCGATAAGTCAGATGACCATGAAAGCAGCCGCGCTGAATAAAAAGGGGTTTGCAATCAAAATTGACCAGGACGCAATTGATTTTGTTGAAGGTGTTGACGAAATCCAAAGAGCACTTAGAAAAGTTGGTTTTTGGCTTGCTCAGGATTATGACAACCAGGTAAGTGCAGCAATTACCGCGGATGGAACCGCACTCTCTGGAAACTGGGCTCCAAACGCAGTATGGTCAGACATTGCAAATGCTACGCCGATTGCTGATCTGGAAGAACTTGAAGACCTGTTTATCAGAGATGGACACCCATACAGACTTACAGATGTTTTCGTTCATCGAACCAATTTCAAGGAGCTGAAAAAGTATCTCACTTCTATTGATATCGGGGAAAGGAAACAAACTGATCTATATGGTATGCCTGCAACCGGAACAAAAGATCTTATGACAATTCCAGCGGTTGGAGCAGATGTACACCGTCTTCTTACTGGAGTTAACGAGGGGTCTATTATTGCAATTGACCGGAATAACCCAGGGATGACCATATTTTACAACAATTCTCCCAGGTATAGCACAAACACCGGAGCATACAACGTCATCGAAGGCGGAAAGAGAGTTTCCAAACCCTATAGCTTTGGTTTCAACTTTAATCGCTACACTGACCAGGAAACTCATGAGGAAGTAATGCAGTTTTGGTATGACATTGCACCAACAGTCATTGAACCTTATGCAATAGCAACCGATACTGGAATTTAATTTTAAAATGGACTAACTCTAGTACAAAACATCAGGAGCTTTAACATGGCAACATATACTCCGACCAACGCCGGAACTTTTAGATCCAAGGGGGGTTCCCTTTCTGAAAAACTTGGATATGAATTTAATAAAGTAGCTAATGCGATGGATACTGCTCGAGTTCATATCGTTGATCTTACAGCATCAATGGTTTCCGGCACTTCTCTTGCCGCCAATGGGGTTGATTTAGCAAGCGGTACAAATGCCACATTCTACGCGGTATTTGTCGCCCCCAGTGCTCTTACACTAATTAACCTGGTTACCTACACGACCGAGGCCTACGTCAAGGAAACCACTGACGCAAAAATCGAACTAAAAACCGAAGCTGCAAGTCCCCTAGTAAAGTTTTCTTATACATTTCCGGTAGGAGGACAGCTCGTAAAAACCATGGTTTCTACACCTCCTACAAGTTCTCAGCTTTCCACTGGTGATGCACTAGACATGTTTATCACTCAATCAGCGTCTACGTCTGGTACTGGGCACGCTAAAGTGTTTTTGAAATATATAATCAACTGAGGGAAACCTGGTGTTTACGGCATGGATTTTGGACAACGGTGACCCTCATGAAAATTAGAATTTTATTAATTTCGTTTTTATTTTTATTTGTGATGGGGGGATGTGCTTCCGCAGTTGTGGAGATCCCAGGGGGGGCAGTCTCGTCATATAACATGAATGTTGCTGGAGAAACATATAAACTGATGGGGGATGTAACTGCAACAAGTACAGCCTTTGTGGCAGGCGCAAATAATATAATATTAGATGGCCAGGGATATACCGTTACTTTCGCATCAACTGCTACGGGGTATGGTGTGGATGCTGCGTCCAGATCGGGTATAACAATAAAAGATGTTAGATTCGTACATGATAACGCAGGAATCTCCATTTCACACGGACTTTATTTTCACCCGGTTACAAGTAGTTCGGTCATAAATTGCACAGTAGTAAATTCTAATGGGTATGGGATATATTCTACTACCGCAAGCGGCAATATAATTGATAACTGTGTGTTTACGATCCTTGGCAGTGGTAACACACACGGTATATATCTCGGATCGTCTTCAAATAATAATACTATTAAAAATAGTAACATATCGACGGTGTCGGGTGGACACAGTGTATATATAACGACGACAAGTATCAATAACACCCTTAGAAATAACACTGCGTCAGCTTTGACAGGTACGGGAATGTTTATAAATTCAAATAAAAATACTATAAACTTGTGTAATGCATCATCTGATTCAGGAACCGGTTTAGCGATCGTAACCTCAAACAATACAAATGTATCTGATAGTAATGGCAAAAGTCGAACAGGATATGGGATACGTATCCAGGTTAACTCTTATAATAACACAATTAACCGAAGTGTGGGCACTTCAATAGCCGGGTGTGGTATCGGGGTATCAAGTTCAACCGGAAATAATATATCCTACAGTGAGGGGATTTCGGACACTTCCCCTGGTATCCAGCTCACATATGCAAATCAAAATTATTTTGACCACGATGTCGGTAAATCAACATCCCACCACGGGTTACGTATAGATCAATCAAACCTTATAAATTATTTCAGCAGTATGATTCTTGATTCTCCTAGATACGGATCAGCGCCGTATGATTCCAGAATGATTACGATGCTGGGAGATTCTATTACTGCACTTGATTTAGGTAGTAATGTCAGCAGGTCATTAGGTAATATTACACCTCCATATCACGTAATTAATAGAGGTGTAGGTGGTGAACAAGCCTCAAATGGTGTACTTAGGGTAGATGATGAATTATCACTAACGAGTCCCGATATTGTTACCATTATGTACGGTACAAATGACATCTCACACGGAGTACCACAACAAACTATAATTGATAATATTTTACAGACTGCGAATACTGTTAAAGAATATGGGGCAACTCCGTATATAATGACGGTTACCCCAAGATCGGCAAATACTCAAGCGATTATCGATCTAGACATAGCATTGACTGACCAAGCGGAAGCGGCTGGATATAACGTGATTGATACATACGACTCTTTGGATTCAGTACCTCTTAACGGGTTATATGATTCATACGTTGATGCCTACTACTTTGATGGGTTACATCCCAACGGCGCTGGCAATGCACTCCTAGGTGAGTACGTCGCAGGAAATATCGCGCGTGCTGCATATTTTTCCGCATCGTCCACATCTGGAAATGCCCCACTTGCTATACAGTATACAGACTCGACAACAAATTACCCATTGTTGTGGTCATGGGACTTTGAAAATGACGGTATCACCGACTCAACTCAACAAAATCCTGTTCATACATATGGAAAAGCAGGTAATTACTCAGTTAATTTGACTGTTCGTAATGAATATGGAAACTTTTCAAAAGTTAAAACGAATTATATAACGGTTGCTGCTCAGACACCTCCAACTACACTAAATCAAATGATGGCGATTCTAAAACATTACTTCCCCTTTTTGTTTTTAACATTACAGGAGGCTCAATAATGAGCGAAACCATATGGAAAAATGGGGTCACTCAAAAAGTGCGGCACACATCGCTGGCAACAGATTACACCGATTTTACAGGAACTATAACAGGCGATGCATTACCCGGACTTGTACTGGTTTATTCCGAAAATAGATCTACAGGATGGGTCGATCAGGTCATTTTAAATCCGGTTGATGAGTGGAACGCTGAAAATGTGGCAATATGGGAAGCAGAAATTCCAGCTTCTTATATCACACTTCCAAAAGGAAATGCTACATTACAAATTTCAGGTACTGGAATGAAACTTGTTACAATACCATTAACAATCGGAACAGGTGGAGGAGGAGGAGGAGGAGGCATGGAAGTATTTACAATCACTAATCATAATTCATTAACTCGACAAATTGACACTGCTGACACAACACTCACGGCAGCCCGCATTAAAACAATTTGGAATCTTACACAAGGAGTAAAAATATACGACAGCGAACGCCCGAGAGCTGTGAAATCGGTTGGTGGGGAAACTGGATTCGATATTCAAGTTTCGTCGGGGGTAATTATCTACGGCTATATAAATGGAAACATAGAAGACGATGATGAACTAAGTATAAAAGTTTATCCATCTGCGAATTGAAAGGTGGAACATGGAACTCTACACCAAATTAAACGAAGATGAGATGAAAACATGACAGAACTAACGATGGCAGAAAAAACGGAATACGATCCACGTCCTCAGTTTTTTGTAAAAATGTTTAAGGATGGAACATATGATTGCAAATCCATGGACGGACGTGGAGAACTCGATCAAAATACAATGGAACTTGAATATCCTGTTTCAGAGTCGAGCGAAGAAGAGAAAATTAAATATGCTCTAACAATGCCGGACATCAACGGTTTCAACGGAAGCAACGAAATTAAAACTATGATGGCTAAAGAACGCATCGTGGCACCGGATTTTGTGCTTCCGAATGCTTGGAATCCGAATGTTACCCGGGTTCATGATGATCCGGAATATTTCTTGAAATCGCCAGCGAAACCTGTGATATGGACTCTGAAAAGAGGGACCGAGGAAGAAGCAATTGCAGAAGCTCAGGCATATCTTAAACAGATGATCGATTCTGGAAAGTGGGACATGGTAATTGCGGTTTACAAAAAACAGTATAATGTAGTGGAGGTCTGAACATGACTGTATTTATCACAAACACCGAAGCCGCCGCATACCTTAATAACCGTTTTACTGGCGGTGCAACACTTACCAACAACGCTCAACTCTCTTTAGGTCTTGCTACTGCATCTCCAACAGGTACGGGTAGTTTCACAAATGAACCGACATCCGTGGGAGGGTATGCGCGAAAACTGATCGGGGCAAACGGTACAACAATATGTGCAGCAGCTACTGCGTTAGTTATCACAAACGGTAACGGTGCTATTACCATGGATACCTCGACAGCAGCTTGGAGTACTGTAGAAACGAACCTAACATACTGGTTTATTGCTAGTTCCCAAACCCTTGGGGCCGGCACTATGCTGTATTATGGTCTTCTGGGCAGTGCCATAAAAGTTAATGCTGCAAATCTTGCTCCATCGTTTGCAATTTCGCAGTTGTCGTTAACTCTACAGTCCTAAGGAAGTTGGTAAAACGTGACGGTAGGGTGATGCTGTGACTCAACGAATGGTGATGTATCCGGGGCAGCACGGGAGTCCACAGACAACACTTTCTTCTGGTTGCCAGGCAGGAGATACTACAATTGTAGTGGCAAATGCCTCCATCCTTTTAACATCGGGTAGCCTTCCATTTTTAATGACAATTGGTACTTCAACCGGTTTTGATAGTTCGTCTGAAGTTGTACTTGCCACAAATATTGCAACTAATACTCTTACAGTTACTCGAGGAATTCAGGGAACCCCACATGTATGGGCAGCCGGATCACTTTGTGCAATACTGTTTACAGAATATCAAAATAGAGCATTTTTGACAAATCTTGGTATTGCTCTGGATGAAGCCCCACATACCGAATATACTGCCAACATGATGATTAACGGAAATCTGGAGATGTGGCAGAGAGGAACATCAGTTAGTAATCCAGCATCCGTCACATTACTAGCCGATAAGTTTGTTATCAGTTATAGTGGAATTGGATCTCTTCCAACATTAGTGCATAGTCGGCAAACATGTGCTCCTGGGGATCTGGATGGGACTTTTTATTTTTATAGGATCGCTCCTGATGGGGCTGGATCTACTTTTAATGCGTGGTCTTTCTACACATTACAGCACAGTATAAGAAGGGGGACAAGGGACTTTGCGGGCGCAGGAAAGTATGTGACGGTTTCTTTTTTTGCGAGAAGCAATATTGCAAACAAAAGAATCGGTCTAGGGCTACAATCAAGGTATGGAACTGGTGGAAGTCCTAGTGCGAATGGATGGGCAGGAAGCTGCGTTACATTAACTTCTACATGGACTCGATACACTGTTACACTTCCAACGCCGACAAATGTTGGGGTAACATATGGTACAAACAACGATGACTATATGATTCTGTATATATTCATTGCTTGGGATGGGGCAACATGGGGGGAATACAACCTCGGTGTATCAGGAACCGAAACATTTGGTGCAAGTGGAACAATAGATTTTGCACGATTTATTGCAAATCCCGGGATGAATGAATACACATTTATGCCAAAAAGATACGACGCCGAATTAAAATCTTGTGAAAAATCATATCAGGTTATGTCAATAACGACAATAAATGGTACATTTTGGCTTCCATTCAGGACACAAATGTATTCCATACCTACTGCAACAAGATCAGGGGGGTCTGCTACCTTTGCTAATGCAACTACCGATGGAATAAGTGTTGTTGATACATCCGCAGAATCAATATCTGTTCTTTTAGAAACCGGCGACTAGGAATAATGACACTTCTTAAATTGTGGTAAAAAAATGGATCCTCCGAGCACAATAGTATGTCTAGGTGACAGTGTAACCGCCGGAGTTGGTGGGGCATATCCGTATACATATTATCTGAGTTCTCAGATTCCAGGAACCACAATAATCAATAAAGGAATCGGAGGAAATAAAACAGTAGACATGATTGCAAGGTTTACAACAGATGTTGTTGCAAACTCTCCAAACGTGTGCATAATAGAAGGTGGGATAAATGATGTCGGAAATGGTATAAGCTATCAAACATCACAGGCCAATGTCCAACGATTATTCCAACTTTGTATTTCACATAATATAATTCCAGTATTCATGCTTAATTATTGTGTTAATGTATTTACATATGCACAAAATGCTCAATTAATGAAGATAAATAACGCAATAGTATCACTTGCGAACCAGTATCATTATCCCGTAATTGATCTTGCAGGACCATTCCAAGATCCGTCAAATTTCGGATATTCATATGTTTCATATTTAAACACTGATAACCTCCATCCTAGTACCGTCGGTCATCAAGCAATCGCAACATTAACATATAACACGTTATTTGCAAATCAAACAATAACCTTGATGGGGCAAATCGGATCATTTGGTACATTACCATATGGCAGAAGAATTGTAAATTCTATACCAGTTGGTCTATCCTCAACCATCGTGGGTGGTGGATTAAAAACCACTAATATCATTGAATTTGAAAGAATCACGTCAGGTATATCAGGCAGTGGTTCTCAGGTTGCCTCATTATCCACGAAAAAGAGCATTGCAAGTTCCATAAGTGGTGGTGGCTCTTCTTCTGTGAACCTGATAGAATTTGCTCAGTTGATCTCGTCGGTTATATCAGCAGCAAGTGAAACAACTAACATTGTTGAGTATGCTTTGATATCATCTTCTCTATCAGGCGGGGGCTCGGCGACTTCCAATATTATAAAATATAATTACATTATATCGTCGGTTGTGGGTGGCGGCTCTCAATCATTTAATCCTATTACATTCGAACGAATGGTATCATCTCTAACTGGAGTCGGTAGTCAGACGGCTACGATTATCGTAACTACTTACCTTCCCGTTTCATTTTCTATATCGGGTGGTGGCTCCGAAACTGCAACGATCCAAGAGTTAGAGCAGATGATATCATTAATCGGCGGTGGTGGCTCCGAAACATCCGATCCTATTATGTTCGAACGAATAAGTTCAGTCCTTGCAGCCACGGGCGCATTAACTGCCGATGCGCAGCTAAACACTGGAACGGTTAATCTCTCAGCTTTCCTCTCAGGTAATGGCTCGGAAATCTCAAATATAATTGAATTTGAAAAAACAACTTCCACTGTAACAGGTGGTGGATTACAGAATGCTGCTTTATCAAGTAATCAAATTATAACTTCTTCTATATCTGGCATGGGAACCTCGGCCGCTAATATTATAAAATGGAATTATATATCAAGTAATATATTGGGCATGGGAGCCGCGGTGGCCAATGTTATAAAATGGAATTATATATCAAGTAATATCTCGGGCGTGGGAGCAGCGGTAGCTAATGTTATAGAATGGAATTACATATCAAGTAATATATCGGGCGTTGGTTCCCAGACTTCAGATATCGCCCTGCTTGAATACATTGCAAGTGTAATATCCGGTTTTGGATCAACACAAGCTGAGATCTCCATAAACAAAAACATTTATAGTATTGTCTCAGGTTCTGGAAGTCAAACCGCTAATGATATCGTTTTTGATTTACTGGATCGCGTTGATTTGCTAAATGGTATAGTAATAGGAATTGGTCACAGTTCAGCACATTTGACAGTTATTATTATAGCCACTCCACATTTTAAATATCCACAAACATTAATAATTAATCAAAACGCAAGGACGGTGACAATTGCAAATGACTTTATTTAATATAAATTTGATACCGTATGACACCGATAATATAAAAATACAGTTTAAAGACGGTGATGATTGAAAATGACTAACTATACCAGTGAATATACCGGCACCCAAATCGACTTACGATTAAATAATGCACGGACACCTACGAGTCACTCTACTTCACATAAACAAGGTGGATCAGATGCATTAATAATGGATGAACTTGGGTTAAATGATAACACTAACGCGAATGTTACAATGTATTATCATGGATTATGTCCGAAATTACCTAATAATATTAATAAATTTTTAAATGGGCAAGGTGGATGGTCGACTTCAACAGTAATTAATGTAAAAGAATATGGTGCAGTAGGTAATGGTATAGTAGACGACATAACAGCCATACAAACAGCAGTCACTGCAGCCGCAGGTAAAACTTTATTTTTCCCAGAAGGTACATATTGTTTTTCGAATAGTGCATCCGTGTTAGCAAACACCACTATAATTTTTAATAACTGTACTTTTAAGGCAATTGACGCATATAACCTATTTACAGTTAGTGTGGCGGGGGTATCGTTTTCTGGCAATGCCACGCATAATGGAAACGGGCTATCGGCTGGATTTGTCTACCTCACCGGAACTGCAACGAAATTCCTATGTGACATGAATTTTACAGTTCAAAATATTCTATCAACCGGCGCGGCGGGTGCTTTTAACAGCTTCCAGGCATCCGGAATAACGATAAAAGGGAATATATCAACAGCCGACAGTATCTTATTTAATTTCAACGGTGCAAGTGAGATTTCGATTGAAGGTGTTGCGTGTACCTATACAAATAATATATCATTCCCGCCGATTTTTATTTA